AGAATTGTAAGCCCTATGCTTTTAGGTATTAAAGACAGCAGCGGACTTGGTAATAACGCAGACGAGTTAAAGACTGCTTCTATATTAATGGATAACACAGTTATTAGACCGTTTCAGACACTTTTAATAGATGCCTTTGATAGTATATTAGCTTACAATAATATTAGCTTAAAACTATACTTTGAGACCTTACAGCCTTTAGAATTTACAGACCTTGAAAACGTAGAGGATGAAGAAACTAAAGAAGAAGAAACTGGGGTAAAGTTAAGTAGAGAATTAGCAGACAACGAAGCTGACCATATTTTAGAAAACTTACAAGGCGAAGAAGTAGACGAAGAATGGGAGTTAGTTGAAGAGAGAGAATATTCAGAAGATAATACAGACATTGATGTTTGGGCAAATGAATTAATAGAGCCAAAGAAAAACTTATTACAAAAGTTTGCTGAAAGAATACCAAACCTTAAAAAAGGTAAAGGCGATTTTTCAGTATTAGACAAAAGCTATTACAAAGTACGTTACAGATATGCGGAAAAATATAGCAGTACTAATACAAGAACTTTTTGTAAAGCTCTTATGGCTCGTAATATGGTTTATAGAATTGAGGATATAGATGCAGCTTCAGATGAGGGTGTAAATGAGAGTTTTGGGCATAAGGGTAAAAAGTACGATTTATTCCGTTGGAAAGGCGGTGTGAACTGTGGACATTATTGGGCTGAACAATTATATAGGCTAAAGAAAAAAACAAACGGAAAGTATATTGAAAAATCTGACAAGATTAAAGATTATGTTGAGGTTGATGATATACCAAAATCTTATAAAGGCAAACCAAGAGGATGGAAAGATGCAAAGAAAGCACCTAAAGATATGCCTAATAACGGACATCATCCAAATTATAACAAATAACAAATGGCAACAGCATTATTTATAAGCACAACAGACCTTAAGAAAAACTCCATCATTGATGGAAATGTAGACATTGACAAGATGCTACAGTTTGTTAAGGTTGCACAGCAAATAGACATACAGAATTTATTAGGTACGGACTTATACAACAAGATTAGTGCTGACATTATAGCTGACAATTTAAGTGGCGATTATTTGACATTGGTAAATACATACGTTCAGCCAACATTGATTTGGTTTAGTCAAATGAATTATATACCATTTGCAGCGTATACAATAACAAATAAATCTGTACTTAAACACAGTAGCGAAACAGCGCAGAATGTAGACAAAAACGAGGTAGATTATTTAGTAGCTAAAGCAAGGGAATACGCTAACTACTACTCAACACGATTAGTAGACTATTTATGTTTTAACAATAACTTATTCCCAGAGTATTTAAGCAACACCAACGAGGATATAAGCCCAGATACAGACACAACCTTTAACGGATGGGTTTTATGAAGTATAAAGTAAAAGAAATAAACCTTAACAAGCTAAAAGAGTACATAGAGAGCAAAAGCGAAAAAGAGGCAAAAAGGTTTTACAAAGAATTTAAAGACAAGAAATGACAAATCCTAAATTAGCATTAATACCAAGCGGATATAAGACTGCTACTGTATATTCTATTTTGCCGAATAATGCAGATGGCGATTTTGATTACGAGCGTAATGGTAGCGCAACAAGAGTGCGTAAGGATGGTCTTATTGAAGAATTAACTGTTGATGATACACCAAGATTAGATTGGTTAAACAGCGATTGCCCTTCACTCTTACTTGAGCCACAACGCACAAACATACAAGCGTATAGCGAAAACTTTAGCGGTGCTGCTTGGACACCAGCTTTTTCAACTATAACTGCAAATAGTAGCATTTGTCCAAATGGGGAACTAACTGCATATAAATTAGAAACTACATCGTCTGTTGGTTCTTTAAATGGGTTTTTGCAAATTACTGCAAACACAGAATACACTTACTCTCTTTTTGTAAAAGCAGATACAACAAGTATTTGTAAAATTGAGTTGTATGATACACTATCTGGTGGTGCAAGTTACTATTATGGGTTGGTTAATTTTGATATGTCTACAGAAACAATTACTACTAGCCTTGCTACTGCAAGTTTTGATAAATTAGATGGTGGTTGGTATAGATTAAAAATAACCGCTACTTCGCCAAATCCGTTACAAGGTGGTGGAACGGGTGTGAGTATATCTCTAACACAAGCTGGAAGTATATTTATATGGGGTGGACAGATGGAAGCTGGTGGGTATGCTACAAGCTATATTAAAAACGTAGATGATATTAATGGTGTAACAAGATTAAAAGACGAATGTATAAACGGTGGCGATGCTGATTTATTTGACATTACAGAGGGTACTTTTTTTGTTGATAGCTATGTTTATAATAGTGGAAATTTTACTACAATAAGTTTAAGTGATGGAAGCGTTAGCAATAGACTTGCGCTTATATTTCAAAATTATGGTACACAAGTTAGGGTTTTATCAAGTGGTGGAGTAGATAGTTATTTAAACTTGACTTTTGACCAAAGAAATAAAATAGCAGTTACTTTTAAAGAAAATGAATACAAGTTTTTTATTAATGGTGCTTTAGTAGGTAGTGATACAACTGCTACTGTTCCAAGTGGAATAGATAGACTTAACTTTAGCAACAATACAAATGTTTCAAATCATTTTGAGGGTAAAGTATACGACACAAGAGTTTACAATAGAGTATTAACAGAAGCGGAAGCAATAACACTAACAACAATATAATGAGCTGGGGAAAAATATACGAAACAACTTGGTGGGGTAATCCAACAGTAAGCGGATGGGGAAGCATTTACTATCCTTATACAGACCCAACACCTACACCTTTCTTTGAGATATTAGCAGAGAATGGCGACTTTTTACAAACAGAACAAAACGAATATATAATAATAGAATAAATTAAAAAAAATGGCAAATAAAAAATTTAGTGAATTTACAGTAAAAACTGACCCAGCAGATGTTGATTTTGTGGTTGGTTATGATGGAACGGATAACGTCCGTATTGACCCATCTAATTTAGGCGGTGGCGGTGCATCAGACTTAAATGGATTAAGTGATGTAAGCGTTGATTTAACAAATGATAATGCTTTCTTTATTAATATACCAAGTGGAATATCTGGTGCAACTGGGAATTTAGTAATTGGTGAAGGTGCTGGTAATTCAATAGTTGGTTCAAATAGAAATACAGTTATTGGATTTAATGCTTTTAAGAATTCAAGTGATAACAGTAGACAAGATAACACAGTTATTGGGAATAGTGCTGGAGAAAATTTAACAAATCAATTTACTAAATCAGTTGTTATTGGAAGTGGGGCTATGACTAATGCAACAAATGGTGTTGATAATGTTGTAATAGGTTTTGAGGCATTGAATAGTGGAAGTGGATATTACAATACGGCAGTAGGTATGCAAGCAGCAAAACAAGCAACTGGAGCAGCATTAACAGCAATAGGACATCAAGCTGGACGATATGCATCTGGTTCTCACTTGGTTGCGATTGGAGGGTCTTATTTAACTGGTGGAGCTGCAAGAGATATTTCTGCTCAATATTGTGTAGCAGTTGGGCCTGGAGCTTTACAAGATGCAACTTCAGACGGGTGTATAGGAATTGGATATAAAGCTGGTAGAGTACATACAAGCGGAGTTGGTTCTACTTATATAGGGTTTGAAAGTGGTATGCAAAATACAACCGCTGGTTATAAAACAATGGTTGGTTGGAAATCTGGTAGAGCACACACTGGAACTTTTGGAACTGCTATTGGTTATAGCGCAATGTCAAGCGGAACTGGTACACAAAACGTAGCAGTTGGTTCTAATACATTAACGCAATGTGATGCTTCAAGAAATGTTGCAATAGGACATCAAGCAATGTTTTATTCTCAATACTCTGATGATTGTGTAGCGATAGGAAACTCTACTATGACTAATGTAAATTCTGGAGATAAAAATGTTGCAATTGGCTCAAACAGTATGATAAATTCGACTGGAAATCAAAATGTTTGTGTTGGGTACGACACTGGTAAAGCATTTACTTCTGGGGGAAATAATACCATATTAGGTTATCAAGCAGGTACAAGTATTACAAGCGGCTCGAGTCATATAGCAATTGGAGCTAATGCTTTAGATGCTATTACTACCGCAAGTGATAATATAGCAATAGGTCAAGATGCTTTAGGTGCTGCAACTTCTGGAAGAAATGTTGCTATTGGTAAATATGCTCAACGTTCTATGAACAGAGGTAGTGGATTTACTTCGCAAAATGTGGCAATAGGATATAACGCAGATGCTAATAATAATAATGGATATCACAGAACAAACGTAGGTTCTGCAACTGGTGGTGGCGATGGTGCAAACGTTACAAATTTAGGTTATAATGCACAAGCGAGTTCTACAAGTGCATCAAATGAAGTTACTTTAGGCAATTCAAGTGTTACTGCTTTACGTTGTGCGGTTACCTCTATAACATCACTATCAGATGAAAGAGATAAATCAGAAATAAAAGATTTAGAATACGGACTTGCTTTTATTGATGCTTTACAACCAAGAGAGTTTGTTTGGAATAATAGACCAGAAACCACAAAAGAAATTGATGAAGAAGGAAACGAAACAGAAGTAGAGTTTTATTCAGCCAACAAAGGAAAAAAAGATTTTGGTTTTATAGCGCAAGAAGTTCAAGAATTAGACAACGAAACTTTAAGATTAGTTTATTCTGAAAACGAAGATAAATTAGAATTAAGTTACGGAAAACTTGTGCCGATATTAGTTAAAGCAATACAAGAATTGAAAGAAGAAGTTGAATTATTAAAATCATAAATAATGAATATAGAAATACCACAACCAAACACTAAAATTATAAGAAATACTGTAACTGCTGAATTTTATGATGACGAAATAAAAGAAGCAGTATTAGGGCAAATACAACAACAGTTAATTGATGTTAATGACGATTTACAATCCGAAGGTATAAAAAGACATTTTTTATTTTTATTAGCAAATGACTTTTATAAAGATGGTTTAGATGCTGAAACTATTGCAGAGATAGAATCACATTTGCCAAGTGACTATCAAGACGAGTACGAAGATTTACCAGAATAATTTGTATATTTACATAATAACTTAAAAATATAACTATGCAAATTACCGAAGAACAAATCGCAAGAGTAAACCAAGTCATTAACACGCTACCCATTGCAGTATTAGCACAAGCACAAGAGATTGTAAAAATACTGAATGAGTCAATACCGAAAGAGGATGATTAAGATTGGTAAATACGCCTTTAAAGATGAGTCTACTTCTGACGCTAAAATAACTGCGTTAGGGGTAGATGATGAGGGCAATGCTACTCACGGACACGCTATTGTAAAACTTGGTCATATAGTTTTAGAGCAAGGCGAGTA